AAAACTAAACATCCGCCAGCAGACCCACGCCCACAACCTACTAAGATGCCGTTTTCTCTTGCCCAATTTACCGTATCGTATTGCACCAACATATAATCAACATTGTTGGTTGATTCTAAAACATATATCTCATGTTCTAACTGCTTACGGTAAATTTCTTCTTTTCCTTTAGGCACCAATTTGTTGAAGCCCTCTTTAAGCAGACTCAAAAACATCTCATGCCGATTGGCATATTTTGATTTTTCGTAATTGGTCATGTCATATTGCGGCATGAAATTACGGTCTGTTTCATATCTGGCCTTTGCCCCATTGGCTATTTGGACTGTGTTTTCACATGCCCAATTAAATATACCTTCCACATCCCATTTATCTTCATCAAATAAAGACGATATGGTCTGCCAGTGCTCGTCCAAATCTTTGAAATATTGATCGTCACTTTGTTCGTGGGCAGCACCTTCAGCTATTTTATTTAGAATAATTTTGTTTTTGGCATCATCTTTATCCAGGTAATAGCAGTCGCATATCAATACTGGAGGCAGTTCCCCCGTGTAGTATATATGGTCGAAATAATATTTAGTGGCATCTAATACTTTAATGTCAATACGCTCTGCTTTAAATTCAGATAAATCTAATTGGTAAAAACAATCGTCAAAATGCTCAAAAAACATATCAAGGCTATCCCAAACTTGTTTCAGCCAAAATGATGAATATTTACTGAACACAATTATGTTGCCAGCTCCATATTTTAAAAGGTCTTGCAGTTCAATAATTTTGTTTTCAGAATCCACGTTTATACATTTTTGTATTCTGAGTAAGTTTTGAAGCCCTTGCTGTGATTGGCAATATATTTTGGCATCTATTTTTTCGATGCCATCAGTAAATGTAAGAGAATACCCAAATATCCATTGAATTCCGGCCACTTCGCATTCTTTTTGAAGAATAAGGGTTGCTGCCATTGTATTATAATCACAAATGCCCAATGCCTTTTGACCTAAATGTTTGGTTTTTTTAATCCATTCTGTTAGTGAGAAACTGCCATTTAGTAATTCAAAAGGGGTATGTACTCCCAAATTAACAAATTCTTGATTATGAATCTGCTCTTTTCTTTTCCCTATGTATTTTAGGATTTGAAACTCAAAATCTTTCCTGATGTCATAATAATACCAGTTATCACCAAATTGAAACACAATGTAATTTATGCCCTCATCTTGCAGCGTTTGAATATTTTCCATTGTGTTGAATTTAACGTTATTGTCTGCATCGGTACGAAAAATAGACTTTATCATACCGGTATCTTCATAATACATTTTCCCGAAACCTATGATTTCAATCACGTCCTCATCTAAGATGTTGAAACACATCTTATTGTTATTTAGCCAATCTAATAAATCAGAACTCATATTTGAATCTTATTTAATTTATATTCTGTTAATGTTTTAAGCCTGAAGGCAAACGTATCGTATATCTCCCAAAAGTCCATACTATCAAAATCTTGGCTTGAATCTTCTATATCAGCAATATAGCAGTCAAAATATTCATTTAGCCGTTCTCCTGTTTTCTTTATGGCATCAACTGCATCTCCATCGTACCCTATGACAATTGTGTGTACTCTTTTTGATTGCAGTTTATATATTTGTATATCAGATATTTTCTTTCCAAAAGTGGCAACAATTGCTATATGCGTGTTATTGTATAGATTTAGTTTTCTGGTTAGGGATATAACATCAAATACCCCTTCTACAAGAATTACGGTATCGGTTTCTCCTTCGATTATAGTATCGTAATTATACAGTAACTTGACAAAATCATTTTCAGTACTGTTTCTATATCGCATGATTTGGAATTTTCCATTACGTCTTGCTTTCCTATTATACTCATCAATGTCTGTTTTATTCCAAATATGACGAGAAATATAACCAACAACATCGCCAGTATCTATAATGGGAAATATTACATAATCATCAAATTTAAAATTCATGTGACGCGTGGTGCCGACTGGGAAATATTCGTAATCATCTTCTGTAAACCCCCTTTGATTTAAATACTTGTTAAAATGAGTACGTTTGTAATATTCTGGCATTTCTACTATACAAAGAGAATCATCTATTTCTTTCTCTTCATCTCCTAAAAAAGAGAAACTATTGATATGCTTATCGCCGTTTAAATCAAATGTCTCCGTTACAATCAGATCCTGGCGGCCTATATCTGTCAATAGCTGATCTAATGTTTGAGTTGAATGCCCACATGAAAAACAATGAGCCATGAATGGCTTTTTCCTTTCGGTCGGCTTACCTATATATATACCGTATTTCCCTCCCTCGTGTCCACAGTAAGGACATTGAGGAACAATCAAATTTTTTCCGCTGCCATCAGGCTTTGCATGCAATTCAATCGAAAGTTCTTGAATTATATGCTCTTTTTCTTCTTTACTCAGTTCCATATTATGCTACCTTGGTAATATTCAAAGTTCTTTCTCTATCATAGAAGCGCTCATTCTCATAATCAGTAGCGATTTTGAACGGGTCTCCTTTTTTAAAGAAACGTGATTTAGCAACATTTAAACGCATTGTATTTTCGCGCATTTCGTTAGTACTTTGATTAAGCGTTATAAGGTGGGTAATAGGCCGAGATAACCCCTTAGCCTCCGCACAATTGTATTCTGTTAATACATTCTGCTCATCATTAAGCCAATCCCTATTTTCTATAGTTGCCTGATAAGTCACAACCATCCAGACATTTTCGTCACCTGCCAAGTCCTTTAAATCATTAGCTACAGCAACTCGTTTGTGGCGTTCTCCATTTTCTGACCATCTACGTCCGCTGGAATCTGTTAGCAAATCCATAGAATCTATGATAACAACATCTGGAGATATGCCATAGATTTTTTTGTATTCAGCAATACCATTTTTTATATCAATGGTAGACACTTGATTAGCGAACTTTGGAAAGGATTTGACCTTTAGGGTGCCAGACATTGCTTTGATTTCTTGTATCATTCGTTCTAATTCCCGGTCTTTTAGTGTACCAGTACTATAACGATAAGAATTACAGGAAACTAGTGACGCGGCATAAGCATCCACAACTTCATCTTCAGAACCTTCTAACTGGAAATGAAGTACGTTTAATCCGTCTATTTGAGAGGCGCATTTTCCAATCCAACGTGCGGCATGACTTTTCCCAACACCAGTAGGGGCTAAGAGGCATGTTAATTGAGTACGTAAATCTCGTCCACCGTTCATTTCATCCAGACCATCAATATAAAATCTGGTGATTGGTTTAAATCTTGACTCTTGATTGTGTTTTTCTCTATTACGCCTAAAACGGGATTCAAAGGTTTCGACTACATCAACAAAAGAGTTTTGACGCAAGCTGAAATCATTTTGCCATTCTGCAAATGATTGGAGCAGCTTCATTGCTTTGTCACGATCCTGTTTTGCATAAAGTTCACCTATCTCTTTGTAAGTCTTTTGAAATTTTACTTGTCTTAGATAATTTTCAAACTGTTCCAATATAATTTCCGGCTCAACTCCTTCGGCGCAGTCTTTTATATCTTCTAACAGTGCTGAAACCTCTCTGTTGACAGAAACTATCTGGCTGATAATATTAAGGGTAGGGGATGATTTGTGTTCTGCGAAGTATTTGCACAGATACCCCTGCAATGCTTGAAAATCTCTACCAGGCAGGTACGATTTCTGCATATATTCACACACTAAGTTACATACATAGTCGTATGTAAAACAAGCGTAATATAATTCAAATAAGAAATCTTCTGTTAATACGTTATCTTCTTTCGCCATATTCTTCGAGTCTTATTCGGTATAACTCTGGATATTTTATCGCGGTTTCTTGCTTGCATTTCTCAACATTTGTGCATATTTGACATGCTGGAGAGAATGGACTCCACATCAATGTGGATGTAGAGCATATTAGAAACCCAATATCTGTGTTGATACTCCGTTTCTTAGTGCATTCTTCAGATGGCATATAAATATACTTAGACTGAGGATGCTCTTTTTTACAGATTAGTGAATTTAGATAGGCTCTGGTTAGATTGGCTTCAGATAACCATTGGTCTTCCAGATATTGCTTGGATTTGGAAGACATTGATAGATATTTTTGAAGAGCGGTAGTCCCAAATGTTTTTGGAGCTAATGTACGTTGATATTGGGCATTCCTGTTTTTATGAAGCTGGAATACACAATAGTCTACAAGTCGTGAAGTATTAAATTCTCCACCACAAATTTGAGTAAAGTTGACAATAAATTTGGATAGTTGGCGTTTGGCTTGCCCTCCCTCTGGGAATGAGAAGGAGGGGTCTACCAAACGCTTGGCTATTTCTGTATATACTGTCTTAATCTGTTTCGTCAGTCGTTCTTCTTTTTCCATCACGAGTCAATAGTTGTTGAAGTTGTTGACGCGCCAAGAATAATCGACTTTTGACAGTTTCAATATTACGAGAATCTAAGGCACCGTTCCGATATTCAATTTCTGCAATTTCTTTGAGCTTGTACCCTGCTTGTTGATATAAAAGCGCATTCCGATATTGAGGCTTTAGCTGTTTTAAAGCTGCTAAAATATCATCATTGTAAAGCTTTTTGTAATTGTCTATTCCCATAGCGTTAGAACTAACTTCATCAAAATCTATAATAGATTTATCCGAAGAGAATGTTTCCACATCGTTGTCATCGTTTAGCATATTTTGATGACGTTTTTTGCGCTGGTCCAAATCAAACACGCATCGTTTGGTCACAATATGAAGCCATGTCTGTATCGAACGCTCAGGATTATATGTTTCAATATATTTATACATGTTTGTAAGCACTTCTATATAATTATCTTCCACATCGGAATTATTAAAAGTATAGCGCATACACAACTTGTATATCATTCGGTTATACGGTGTTACGTATTTATCAAATAAGGCTTTTCGCCGTGCAGCTATCTCATCACTGATTACTGTTGTTCCTTCGGTAGCCGCTGAGTATGTCTTTTCCACGCCTCTTGAACATTGAGCACAAACAAGTGATCTGAGTTCATCAATTTGTGGACATTACAATACTGCTTCCACTTATTGTTACTGGAGATAAAGTTATTTCTTACCTCGTTGTCTGTTGGTTGGGGGCATTTGCTGAGAAATTCATAAAAATCTCCCAGCAATTTGCCCAATACCATTAAATGGGGCTGGCCTTCTCTTTGTTGCCTACGCCTTATGTTTCTTGCGTAACTCATTTTCTGTCTAAAGTTTATATATTCTTACATAATATTTGAAAATGTGAGTTGCATCAGCCATATTGTCGTCAACTGGTGTAATATTCCAGCGCTTAATGCAATACTCAATCATCTTCTTTTTATCAGCTTTTCCGTCACCGGTAGCCCATTTTTTTACTGTGCTAACGTTTATGAATTTGGGTTCTGGGAGTCCAAGCTGGGCGCATATCAGATATAAGATTCCTCTAAATTCAGATAGCTTTCGTGCTGCAATGAAGTGTTTTGACACACAAACATCTTCAGCAACGATTAATTTGATATTATATTTATGGATAAAATCAACCAATGTGTCATAAAACATTTTATGATGTTCAATCGCATTTTTACTTTTTCTTTGAGTGAAATTCCATGTTCCTGATTCATGTGTTGAATAATACCCACAGTGCTCTGCTATATCCAAAGCAAGCACATTATCACGTGTAATTTGATTTACTGACTCATTTCCTGTATTTTTTAATTCATTAAGCATCTATAAATGAAATACCGTTAAGTTTATTGACTACAGTCTTATACGGATAATTCTCAGCTATGTTTCCATGACTTACCACCAAAGACGTAATCTGTAATTGATTCAGGGCATCAAAGATGTTAGAAAGCCCTTGCTCATCAGTTGCTTCCAATATCTCATCTAAAATCAAAAGGTCCAGACCTTTATTATCATCACAATTGATATTAGTGAGTTTGTGCATTGCTAAGATATTTGCCAAATTTACCCGTGCCTTTTCTCCTTCTGAGAATTTGTCAAAAGAGCCACAGTCTACACCATCACGAATAATAGAGATAGAAATTTTGTCTCTTATTTTTCCGCTCTTTAAAACAGTGAATCCTGAAAAAGCAATACGAATATCACTACCGATTGCCTCCAAAAACTCATTCGTTATGTGACTGAGAGCATCAATCTTTGTGTTGGCCAAATGAGTCTTGAATTCGATAAAAGTTGCTTCTTGCTCTTTATATGAATTTAGCTTTTGTTCGACGTTTTCTTTTTGGGAAATAGCTAATGTAAGCTCTTTCTCGTATTTTTTCTTGTTGGCTTTGAGTGTTTCAATCATATCCGTTTCAGAAGCGTTTTCAATGTCGTGAATGGATTCCTCGTATGATTGAATAGCACCATTGGCATTGTTGATGTTAAGCTCCGCCCTTTTAATTTCAGACTCTTGTCTTTGAATGGCTTCATCCAATATTGCATAAGCATCATCAAACAGGTTGACACGTACTTCTTCAATTGATTTTTGGAGGATATTCATTTGATTTTGGAGCGCTTGCATTTTGTTGGCCAAACTGGAGGCACCACGGGATAATTCGTCCAACGCCGTACAGGTTTCAGTAATTTTTGTGGACCATTCTATCTTACAATTATTCAAGCGATCCTGCTCTTGACGCGCTTTACGTCCTTCAGCCGTAATTTCTGCAATACTTCTTTCATTGGTTTCGATACTGTTGAGAATATCCTGTGACTCTCCTTTGCGGTCTTGTAATTTTAATTTAACGTCATTTATATCAATATCATTAGCCAATGTAAATTCGTGTTGACATTTGGGACACACAATAACTCCTGCAAGCTGTTTTTGCAGATCAGCAATGTCCGCTTCCAATTGAACACGTTGTGTCCTGAGTCTGCTGTTGTCTGTTTCCAACTTATTGACAGAACTCAACAACATATTGATTTTCTCTTCAGCTTTTGTAGATTTTTTATCAAAATCTTCTTGGAATTTTTCGTACTGTTTCAATAACTTATCATAAGAATTTTTTGCTATAACAATCTTTTTGTCATGCTGAGTGAGCTGTTTTTGCACTTCAGCATATTCTTTAGCTACAACCTCTAATTCTTTTTGATTTTTTATTGATATAGCAGCAAAGTTCCGAGGTAACGGTAAGGTGTGCGATGCAAAATGCTCTGAAATAATTTCAAAACATTCTTTTGCATCCTTTTTACCATTCTCTAATTTTTGTAATACTTTATCTGTTTTATCGTACTGGTCCAATATCTCATTGGCTTTGTTTATGAGAATGTTCTGTTCACGAATATGATTTCGTTTATCAGCAATAGCCTTGTTCCAATTTGCTATACGCTCCGCTTTTTTCTGAGAACGTTCCGTAGATTCTGTGATAGCGGTATTGATTTGTTCCTGCAAGGTTTCTACACGACCAGTATGGTTGGCAACACTCAACTCTGCTTGTTTTAATAATTCCTGAATAGGCACCATGTCCTCCTGCAATGCTATAATAGACTCATCGACTATTACACCATTGCTAAAGCGGTTGATAATTTCTTTCTTTTCACGGTCTGAACTGGAAAGAAAAGACAGGTATTTGTGCTTAGAA